CGCCGCATGGGTCAACGTCTTCTTCTGGAACGAGAACGGGAAGAAGATGAAGTTCACCGACAACTCGGCAGCCGAACGGCCCTGAGCCCCGTAGTGGTACATCTTCTGCGCCTCATCCCACGCACGGCCGGCATCCAAACCTTTCTCCCGCAGATGGTGGAACGTGGACGCCATCCAGTCGGTCGGAGAGAACCCGAGGATTCCGATCTCCTTGAACCACCGGTTGGTTGCTTCGATGTTGTCGAGGTCGTAGATGCCGCCAGAAGCGGCACGCATTTCCGCCACCCGGGCAGCGAACTGGGTTTCGCCGATCGTCGCTTTCAACTTGCGGGGCGACGTGTTGAACGGCAACCCGATCCGTTTCCCGGAAGCGTCACGCATCGGACCCGCAATCTGGTTCAACACCAACGCCTCCGTGTACCGGGACATGTCGAAGAACGGCGACAGAGTGAACCGCATCTTGTCCCGCAACGCCGCCAGGTTGTCGGCCAGATACCCGTACCGGGCCATGTTCGTGTAGTCCATCTTCGCTGCGACCCGGCCAGCGGCGGCGCCACCGATCGTGCCACCGAGCAAACCGCCCGCAGCGCCGGCAGCAGCAAACTCCAACGTCCTCGCCAGTGACGGATCTTCCCCTTCGGGGGTTGTTGCTTCCGCACGGACCGCACCAAGCCCGGCACCAACGAAAGCACCCTTGGCGCCGCCACTCGTCACGGCCCGCTTCAAAGCGGCCCCACCCGTCAACCGTTCGCCTTCCTTCGTCCCGGAGAACACCCGCAACGCCCCAAGCGCCTGGTTGTTCTGCCGCAGTTTCGCTTCGATCGCATACAGACCCTGGTCGTGCCAGTCGGCGTACCGGCCGGCCTTCAGTCCCTGCCAGATCGCACCGGCATCACGATCGCTATACCCGAGTTTCATCAACGTCTCAACAACAATCGACCGGTTCTTTCCCAACCCGAGATCCTGCAACGAACGGGGCAGGTCAGCGTTCCGGGCTGCGGTCGCACGCTTCGACAACCACGACATGTGAGCCAACTCGTCAGACAACTGGGCGTTGATCTGCAACTGGGGATCCAACACGAACTGGTACAGATCCTGCATGATCTGGGCCGCCTCGGGGCCCTCAGCGTCGATCGCATCGACGCCACGAGCCTTCGCCAACTCTCGTACCACCGCAGCGGTACGGAACCGTTGAATCTTTGCAGCCAACTCGACCGGATGTTGCCGGGCAAAGAAGTTCCCCAACGTCATCGCATTCATGTGGCGGCGGTTCAGGTCAGCGAACTGGCCGGTCTGATGCAGCACCTCGTCCGGGGCCAGGAAGTCGGCGCCGTACACAACCCGGTAGCCCTGATCGTTTGCTGCTGCGGCAAGGTTCTTCAACTCGGCCGCCTCATCCAGGCGGCCGGCGTCAGTCAACTCCTTGATCAGACCGTCAAGGTCTGCTTCAGCGGCCCGATAGTTCGCTTCCTCCAACAGGGCCTGGCGGCGCAACTTCAACGCATCCAAACCCTCGACAACCTGGCCGTCCTTGGTTCGCAACAGGACATCCATACCGAAGTCCTTCGCCCACCTTGGGGACGAGGCCTGCTCCTGGAAGAACGCCTTCAACGCCACATCGAACCCGTCGCTGACCGTCAACCCGTTCTGTTGGGCGATCCGGTTCAAGCGACGCAACGATGCCACATCGGCATGCTTCTGCAACCCCATCGCTTTGATCGCCTGGTTCAATTCGTGGGCCGACAACTGGCCGATCCGTCCGCCGAAAGCGTCCACTACCCGACTCACCATTGTCACATCACCGGTCTGATCGACCGTGTCGACGGTCATCTTGGAGACCCGATGCCAGGCGTCAAACATGTCTTCAATGTCACGCAAACGGTCCGCCTCCGACAAGAACGCCTGCTTGGTGAGGGTCGCCAATTTCTGCAACGTGAACCGGGACCGTGACGGTTCCACCTCGGACGCCAACGGCGAATAGTACGAGCCGGCCTTGCGGGCCTTCTCGCTGTCGTTTGCACGATCCAAGAAATAGGTGTCGTTCAACTTTTCGACCACCTCGTACGGGTCGTCGTTCGGACCCAGATCGTCCATGTGGTCCAGGAGACGCAACTTGCGGCGGGACGCCACCTTCACCTCGGACAGTCGGACCGAATCGAACAAGCCACGACCGATCTGGTCACGCAACGAAGTCGTCAACGGCTGGTACACACCCCAGTTTCCAAACGAATCCAAAGCGTTCCCGACATACTCGACCAGTCCCGCCCGGAACTCTTCCGACGTGACCGGCATGTTCTCGCCCGACAGCAACTGGCGCATCGTCAGAGCGGCCTGCTCGTTGTGTTGCGAGATCGTTTCCGCCAACAGTTCCGGCGTCCACGGCACACCCGTCACGTTCCCAACATCGTCCACGTTCTCGATAGCGGACTGCATCTTCTGTTCGAACCGGCGACGCATGTTCCGCCTGGACCGGGACTCCTTCGTCACAATGTTCCACACCACCTCTTCCTGGGTGGTGTTCTCATCGAACACTCGGATCTGGGCCACCAACTTGTTGCGGAACAGCCAGTAACGGCGACGCCAACCGTCCGGTCCGCCCGCCTGGGCCTGCAACGCTGCGGTGCGATCGATCGCCCCCATCAGCATCGTGTACCCCAAAGCGCCCGCAACGCTCGTTTCGTCCGTGCCGACATGCTCGGCGAACGCCGCCTTGAACGACCCGGTCTCGTTGATGCGGCGATCAAAGTTGGCGAACTCTTCTTCGTTCAACTTCGCTTTCATCGCATCGTACACAATTGACGTGACCCGCTGATCGTCAGCCACCTGCTGGAACTCGGACAGTCGCATCAACTCGCCGGCCGGCCGAACCAGTTTCGACGCCAACTTCAACCCGGGAACGTTCTTCACCTTGTTCGCCCCGGCCACCACCACCCCACCGATCGTTGGCATCAACAGGCCGCCGGTAGCGCCGGCAGCAGCACCGAACGCCACATCAGTCGAGTCGTCACCCAACACGACACCCGCACCCGCACCAGCGATACCGCCCGCCACCGCACGCCCGTACGGGTTCCCCAAGAACCGGAACGCCCCACGGACAGCGTCACGGCCACCATTCACAAAGGTACCCGGACGGAAGATCGTGTACGGCGTCAACGCCCACTCGCCGACCAGCGACACTGCCGTGTTCGTGAACACCGAATCGGCCGCTTCAGCGACCGACGACACGTCACCGAAACTCTTGCCCTCATACGACGGCAACAGACGGTTCTCGACCTGCGACACAAACCCGAGCCGCATCCCGGTCTGCACCATGCCACGGGCCGCAATCACCGGCGCCAACGCACGCCACTCCTCCATCGACCGGCCAACAGCAGAGGCGACACGGCCACCCTGCTGCAACTTGTTCGCCAACAGTGACGCCTCACCCAACTGGGTGCCGGCGGCTCGCAACGCCGCCGTATCCATCACCGGCATCAACCGTTCCAACAGCCCACCTATACCGGGCGCTTTGTACAGGCTTGACACTTTGCTGAACGCATTCACCGCCTCAACACCCCGAACGCCGAGGGCGCCCAGACGGGCAAAGTTCACGGCCGACCCGACACCCGACACCAGCAGGAACTGGTTGAGGGCGGGCACCACAATGTCATCCAACGGGCCCGTCATCGCATCGAACAGGTTCTTCGCAAAGTCGAACGGGTTCTTGGAATCGCCCACCTTCCGGAACTTGTCACCCCACGACGACCACTCTTTGCTGATCTGCCCGAAATCCCACCACAGGTCAAGATCGACAGCGGCACGCATCAACCCGGACGGCGAAGTCCAATCGTTCAACGCTTTCAGAACGCCGTTCTCGCCACCGATCGGCACCGCACCCGTACGGTTCCCACGCAACCGGGCGTCATAGTCATCGAACATCATCTTGCGACGCAACGCCGACAGTTCCGTCGACCAAGACCCGTCAACCGTCCCGTTCTCCGGGGCGGCAAGGTAGCCACGTTCGATCGCCGACATCTTCCAACGCTCAACAGCGTTCACGTCGACCTGTTCACCGGTCCGCAACCCACGCAGCGACGTGACCAGATCGCCGGCCTGCTGCCACCCGGTCCGTGCCAGCGGCCCGAAATTGTTCACTCCAGCGACCCGAAGTTGTACAGCAGGCTCGGGAGCGTCCTCAGGGTTCTCGTTGTGGTAGTCCCGATCCATCCCGTGCAGGAACGCTGTCAACGCCCCAGGCGTGATCGCCGGGTTCGCAGCAAGATCCAACCGGACCTGATCGGGGATCGACGGCAACCGCCACGTCGACTCGACCTGGCGGATCGCCCGCAAGTTCCCATCGATAGCGGAGGCCTTCAGGTTCGTGCCCGGCCCGAGCAACGATTCCTGCGAAAGCAGAGAAGTGTCAGTCATCCTGACTGACACCCCCCGCAACAACTACTTGTCGTAGTTCTTGAACACCTGCTGGATCAGCAACGGGTTTGCTTCGGTGTCCAATTCGAACCGGATCCCGTTGTCGTCTGGTGCCAGGTTCCGGTGATCGAACCCGAGGTACAGGATCTCTTCCGGGATCCCGCCCGGGTACGCCTCGCAGGTCATTTCGCCCGGCAGATTCAACTCGTCTCCAAGACGCACACACACGTGACACATGATCGGTCTACGAATCACGTGACCTCCTTCTGAATCATCCGGCCTCAAAGACGGGCCCAGAGCCGATCCGATTGTACTTGCGGTTCTCGGCAAACCTTCCGGTCACCGCTTCGAACACTTCTCGGGCAAACGGCCTTGGCGACGGCGAACCAAGCACCTCCGAGAACGCTTCGGCGACCATCTCCTCCACGTTCTCGGCCCCATACTGCGACAGGCGCTGAGCGAGACTTCTCTTGCCGCCGGCCCGTCGATACATCTCTTTCAGTACAGACTTCTCCCACGCCTGATAGCCGGCCTCGCTGCCCGCCGTTCGGAACGACCGACGCAGCGCCTCGTGGGCAACGTGACCCAACTCGTGCAACACCAGGCCAGTCACCGGATCATCTGTCTTGACGTAGAACCCTGAATCGACCATCGCCTGCGCCTCGGCCCGAGACTCGGCGTAGTTGTTCCAATGGTTTCCCGAGATCGCAATCTCCGACCCGCCCTCACCCCACGCCGCCCACAACCAAGCGTCCGATCCGAGATTCACCTGTTCGGGGGACACGCTCACCCCGATCGTACGTAGATCGGCAACACGGAACATCTCGTACAGGGTCGGGTCGCCCATGAACCGGTCGACCGCATCATCGATGTGGGTTGCCATCACCGGGTCTAGATGCAACAACTTGTTGTTGACCCGATACCCGAGCCCGACCTGCAGCCCGTACTTGTCCAACAGTTCCGGCAACGGTGAAGCGATCCGCTGATGGGCCGGCATGTCGAAACTGTGGATCGTGGTTACCGTGCCACGCTTTGCTTTCGGCACAACCGTTGTTGCAGCAACCGGTTCGTCCCCGAGCCGCAACTCGATCTTCTCCGCCGGCACACCGACACCCAGCAACGTGTCCCGCAACTGCACCGCAGTAGCGGCGTCAACCCACTGGTTGGCACGATCTGACGGGACGCCCGGCAACTTGTCTTTACCGGCCCGACCAGAAGCGGTCGCCTCAATCACGATCCGGCCGTCACGCTTCACGGCACGAACCAGACCGTCCCAGTTCTCTTGCAACGGTTGAACCGACAACACCGACGGAGGACCCGAACTGAACACGATCTGCTGACCGTCACGGACCGCTTCCATCATCGACGCCGGACGTTTCTTTCCGGCCCACACCTCCGGAGGAACCGACACAATCACGTTCGGATCCTTGAACGTTGCCACACCCGATTCGTCCAACACGAACTGTTGGGCCCGTTCCACACGAGCGAACGGATTACTGATTGGTAAATGCTTCGCCCGATCCTCGGGTACCCACGCATGCACCCCGTGCGGAGACACAAACTCAGGGTCCGCAGAGCGAGCCACTAACAGGTTCACGCCATCCGTGAACGAATGCTCACGGACCGTCTTGAAACCTTCCGGCGCCAACCCACGACCGTACACGGCATCTACCTGATAGCCCTGCTCACGCAGTTCCTTCACGACATCCATCACGCTCGCCTTGCCGGCCGGCTTCAAAGCCACCTTCCGGATACGGGTCTTGACACCCGTCTTGGACGGATCCACCATCATTACAACGCTCGGCCCGGCTGGGCGCTGCTTTGTATCGTAGGCCGGGTTCCAACGAAACCGTTCTGTTTCCGTGAACCCCAGACGGGCGTAATAGTCGGGCAGATTGAACCCATCGGTGCGGGGAGCCATCCCGTCCAACGGGACATTCGATTCGAAATCCATCACCTGCGACGGAGCCAAACTGCCCGGAACGTAACCATGCTCGTTCGGTTCGAACCCACGAACCGCCAGACCCGGCTCGGAACCGTTCACTCGCAACACTCGCACCGGGACGTGCGTCAACCCGGCATCGTTTGCTGCCGCCAAGCGGTGGTTTCCCTCCGTGAGACGAACCGTTCGTGACTCCGTGTAGTAGTTCAGAATCAACGGTTCCTTGAAACCGTCGTCCTGAATCGAATCGGCCAGCGACGGAGTCTCCCCGCCCGGCGACACGGTCGGGTCATACCGCAAATTGTTGCCCGGCACACCCTCCAAAGCCGAGACGGGCATCATCTCCACCGTATTCGACATCGTGTTGTTGCCGTACTTGGGACCCACATAGGGGACCGTGTTCGCAATCGACATGGTGGCCTGGTCGTAGGCGTCCAATTTCACGGCACCCTCAGACATGGCGTACTTCACCATCTGCTCACCGAAACCTCGGGGAGCCTCAACGCCACGAAACACCTGCTGCAGGTCACCGTCCGGGGCAATAGCAAACCCGGACGTACCCGTCTCGTCCACAAACAGGCGATGCCTCTTCAGATCGACACGAGGGTTGTCGGGGATCGGAGACGTACCGAACTCGTACAACGTGCCAGCGTCACGAGCGGCCTGCTCCCAGGCGTTCCGTGCAGCAACCCATTCGTCAACCGACACCTCATGCAACCCGCCAGGCGGATCCATCCGGACCGCACGTGCCGGCACCGTCCTCGCTCCCGGTACACCGTTGCCCGCCACCGTTTCAAAGTTCTTTGACCCGGCAGGCACCTGTTGACCGTCGGCCAACTCGACAACCACCGTTTCCTGCGGGCTGAACCCCCAATGACCGTTCGGGAACGCAGCCAGCGGCCACTGCTCGGTTTCCACCCCCGGCACCTCGTCCCGCACTTGTGCGGCCAACGACTCAACGTCAGCGACCTGGCGGGGCGCCGACAATGCCCACTGATACGTCCCGTTGCCACGATCCAACGCTGGCGACAAATGGCGAACCTTTGCAGCGTTCTCTAACGAGGCGGGCCACACAAACCCGAGCGACCCGTCCGGCATGGCCTGCAGCCCCGACTTGGCGGCCTCCCCAAACACGAACGGCACCCGACCATCGATCGCATTCAACGCTGCTTGCGGCCCGTCCGGGATCTCCCCCATCAACGCCTTGTAGATCGGATTCTCACCCTGGCCCGGAAGAACGATCCGGAACGGGTTCCCGGCACTCCAGCGGCGCAAACCGTTCTGGGCGACCTGGGCGTCGTTCTTCAGGATCCGCCACACCTCCCAGACGACGCCTTGCACATCCGATCCCGTCAACCCGAGATGCTGATAGTCGTCCACCAACTGGAACACGGTGTCCTGGATCAGGTCATACACGCTGTCCCCAAGGTCCTTGCCTTCAAGCACCTTGAAGTCCGACGAGGTCGCCAACCCGAAGAACGCATCGTGCTGGTGACGGTCAACCGTCACCACCGACGTGTCGCCCATCAAGTTCAGATAGAACGATTTCTGCTTGCGCCCCGACGTTGACCGGAACACGTCATCGGCGGACTCGTTGACCAACCGAAGAATCTTTGACAGATCCACCTTCGACAACTGGACGCCGGCGGGTCGGGACGCCGGCGTCGTCACACCGCCTTCCTCATCGACGCCCGGCCGATACTCGGGATACTGATCTTCGAACTTCGGGTAGCCCTTCGGAACTTTGCCGCCGTTGCTTTCGGCGGCCCGCAACTTGGCCGCCAGATAGGTGTCCTGCGCCGCCTTCTTGGCGTCTTCCCACTGCTTGATGGCGTTAGCGTTTGTCAACTCTTCGTGGATCTGATCGAACACGTCGGCGGCGTTGACTTTCTTGCCGTCAACAACGACCATCAAGTTGGGACGTAGCGGTTTGGCATCGCCCTTAGGGGTAGCGAACTTGGCGAACTCGGGGCTCCTCAACCAGTCCTGGAAACCGGCGTCCTGAACGCCGACCCTGTTCGCCTCGGTCAGGGCCCGGACCGCCAAAGCAATGTTCCCTTCCCACTGCTCGGCCTCCGAAGAGAACGACACAGCGGCAGTCAACTTGCCCTTGTCGATCCACGGCATCTTCTCGGTCAGGCGGGCCAACGCCTCATCGATCTGCTTGCCTGCCTTCGGATACCAGCCGGTACCGATGTCCAACGGTGCCGGCAACACACCCGGAAGGCCCTGGCTGCGAAGACGCTGATCTTCCAGCCCGAGATCCAACAGGTACCGGAAACTCTCCAGGCCGTGGGAAGCGGCAACACGCACGTTGATCTGCTGCAACCGGGCCGACCGGACATCGGCACTGGTTAGTGCCGAACGACGATCCCACGAACGAGGCAACGTCACCCCCAACACAACACCGTCGGGAGTGAACTGCACCTCCTCGATCCGGGACACCAGATCGAACGACAGGTCCGGTTCGGTCACGTCACGAGTCACGTCACCGAACTGGCGGACATAGTCCAACAGTTGCGCCTTCTTCTCGGCCGACATCTTCAACGGGTCCGACATGAACTCGGACCACAACCGGTGGAAGTTCTTGGACCGTGACTGCACGATCAGGCCCGAGTTCACAGCGGTATCGATCTTGGCGAAATCCAACTGGGCGGCAGGCGCACGGCCCTCCGGAGCGATGTCGGTCAACATGTCCGCATACGTGTCAAGAACAGCCGCAGCAGACGCAACCCGCTCGACCGACGCACCAGGCATCAGCCAGTGGGCTGCTGCCTGCGTGTCCGGAGCCGTGATGATGTCGGCAGCACGACCCTTCAAACCGGGATGCTGGCGGCGCAACAACTGGCCCGCCGGCGAGAACGCATCAACACGTTCCGCCAACCCCAGATTCCGACCCCAATCAGACACCCGCATCGCAGGAGCGGCACCCACACCGCCCGCCATCTGACGTTCCCATGACCGGGCCGCAGCCAACTGGCGGGCACCCATCACGGCCCCGCCCACACCCAACGCCGTCATCCCACCCATGAACAACTTCTGCTGCCACGAAGCCTCAGAGCCGAACATGTCATCCAACTGGCCGACAGCACCCACCGTCGAGTTCGACGCCAGGTCACCCAGCGACGACATCAAGTCACCGAACCCCCAGCCGGCGCCACGCTGCGACGTGTGGGGCGTCACAAAGTCAAACGCCGACTCCGCAAAGTTTCCGACCGACTTGGCCGCACCACCCAACGTGTCGCCAAGCGAATCCAACCAATCGGTCACCGACGAGACCCCTGAATCAGGTTCTGCAGATTGATTCTTGCCCACTCACGGGTCGCTTCAGACACCGAAGGATCCGCAACCAACGCATCCAGAATCGCCATGTTTCGCTGCCGGGCGGTACCCGCCGTCAACACAGGATTCGGTGGCGGACCCGACACCAACGGGGTCGACACCGGCACATCCGGCCTGGCGGTCGGAGCCAACAGCGGGCCCGGAACACCCGGAGCCGGCGAAGTTGACACACCACCACCCGAAGGAGGGGTCGGCATCGGAGCCATCCCGCCAGGACCCGACGGGACCGGGCTGTCGGCCTGAGGAAACGACTGAGCCAACCGGTCAAGGTTTGCCTGATCACCGTACGAACCGCTGGCCGGCTTGTTCACCCCACCACCAGGCATCGGCTGCTTCGTCACATCGAACTGGTCAAGTGCCATACGATGGCACCCCCCAGATCAGCCCCTTGTCTGAGTGCCGATGAAGCCGCCACCGTCAGGCAACGGCGTCGACAGGCGCCCAATCATCTCGGTCTGCGGGCCACCGGTGGGAGGCCCACCCGGCCCCATCCCGCCACCACCCAACGCAGCCAGCAACGCATCAGCGGGCGGTGCCGACGGCGGCGGCGGACCACCCATAGCGGCAGGATCCGGGCCCGGAGCCATCGGCGGGCCACCCAAACCGGACGGCAACATCTGATCCTGCTGCTCCTGCAACGGCTTCGAAATGTACTTCTCAAACAACACGAAGATGTCGGCACCGTTCGCTCGTTCCTTGGCGATGTCAACCAACGCCTGCGGCGGAATCGATTTCTCCTGCAACCCCTGCAAGATCTGAGCGAACGCCATGTCCTTCAACGACTCGACATCGATCCGTTGCCGCTCACGAGCAACGTCAGTCAAACCCTCAAAGTTCTCCTGCACATACTCCTTGGAGAACATGCCGGTCTGCATCCCCTGGATACCCAACACCATCGTCTGGGCCGGATCACGACCCAACCCGATGCCGTAATCGACCTTCACCCGGGCCTTCGGATCGATGTCCGACTTCTTCCGATCCGTCAAGAACTGCTGGTTCCGCAGAATCCCAGCAACGGTCCGTTCCGAACCAAGATCGGCATCCAACTTGAAAGCGACCCTGAGCGCCTGCTCCAACGCACGCTTCATCACCAGATGCATCGTGCGGATCACCGTGTTCATCATCCCGGCGGTCGCCTCAATGAACTTCGCTGACGCAATCGCCTGATCGATCTCACCCGGACGAGACTTCGGCCAACGACCACCCAGATGAACGTTGTTCACCAACGAATCCAGTTCCTGCATCACCGACATCGACGACACCGCCGGCGGCACACGACCGATCGCACCCTGAGGCCCCAACTGGATGTAGGCGCCACCACCGAACGACATCTGGCCGACCAGATCCTTCACCCACACATCCGAATACACGGCCTGATCGGCATAGTCCAACACCATCCCCATCAACCGGATGTGGGCCTGCATCACGTTCAACACCTGATCGAACTGGCCCCGAGGCTCACCATCCAACGTTGGGCGCTGCCCGATCACCACATGACACAGCCCGGTATCGAACGGGATCCGATCCAACAACACCGGCGACCATGTCACCGTCGCCGCCGTCTTCCGCACCGACGACGCATACATGCAAGCGAGCGTCACGCCCTCTTCCTCGTACACCTCAATCAACGTCACTTCACGATCCAAATAGATCGTTTCGTTCGTTGTCGCATCCTTACCGATGTGGGCCATCACCTTGCGCTGATACTCGACCGGCAACTGGCGCAGATACACCTCACGAGCAAACATGCAGGTCCGCACCGAATCCAACGTGTGCCACCCATGCTCCGGATAGCACTGGCGAGGATCCCGCCACCGGATCACCGGCGAACCCAACTCGTCATCGAACTCGACCACCCACGAGAAGAACCCGAACGCAGCCAAATCCAGCAGAGACTTGATCTCCAACATCTCAATCTGCGAAATGTCCAGATACGAAATCGCCAACCGTTCCATCGCCGACGCACGACTCTTCGCCGTATCCGAACCGGCAGACGGAATCACCCGAACGGTCGGAACCAGCGACGCAGCCTCAGCCGTATCTTCCAAGGCAACCTGCACCAAGTTCGGTGACCGGTTCTCCAACTCCTCATCATCGGGCCCCAACACATCCCAATCGCCCGCAACAACCGAATCCACCAACTGCACACGACCGTCACGCTCCGCCCACCGATGCCGAAACGCCGTATACAACGACGGGATCTGATCAACATCGATCATGCGGGCACACCACTCGACCGCAACAGTTCGGCCTGCTGCAACAACAACCGCTCATAGTCCGACATCTGCCGGCCCTCACGCACCGAGAACGCCACCTCACGCACATCTGCATCAGCGGTATCGGCAGCCAACAAGAAATAGGCGGGCGACCCATCCTTCAACAGGGTGCCACACACCATCTGGCCGACAGCCTTTGCCTTCTCGGCCTCAGCGAAATCCAGGAACGTATCCATCACCAGACACCCCCGAACGCCGGCTAACTCGGCAACGTGATCGACCCCGACACGTTCACCAAACGCACCTCACGACCACCCTCAACACCCGGAAACATCGGACGCCCAAACGGGTCAGCAGCAACCTCAGGCGACAACACACGCCCCTCAGCGAAATCGATCACCCGACGATGCTTCCGAATCCGATGCGGCACACGGACACGGGGGTCGAACATCGGGACGATCGCCCGCTGGGCTATTTCCCGGATACCTAACTCGGCGAACCAGAGCGCCATCACCAGGTCGCTGGTTCGTCCCATCGGGAACGTGACCAACTGGTCTTCTAGGGATCGGAGCCGGTTTCGTGATACGAGGTCGGCGGCCGGGAGCGAGATCTGCCGGTTGTAGAACAGGGGTGCCATCGATTCGACACCGAACTGGGGGTCCCATTTGTTGTGGCCGGTGGTGATGTGGGGTACGACCCGAACTCCTCGGCTGGTGAGGTAGCCGATGATTTCCTGGTTGTATTGGACGAGTTGTGATTGCAGCCCGTTCGATTCGACTCGGAGTTCACGGAGCGGGTACCGGTCGGCCCAGTCGAAGATCTGGTCACGTAACTGGGGTGCTTTCATCTGTTTGGCGTTCACCATGTCGACCAGGTAGCGGCGTTGTGTGGCCGGGTCAACGCCGAGCAGTACGAGTGCGGTGTAGCCGGCTTGCGAGTTGGCGCCGGCCGGGTCCAGGCCGGCTACCAGCATCCAGCGAGGATCATACGAGCCGAGGACACGTTCCGGGTCGTGGCAGGCCTCGACAATGTCGGGCGGGAAACTGGCTCCGAACCCGGGGGTGTCAACGTTCTGGTACACCAACTGCCATTGTTCGGACGACATCGATTCTCGTTGCAGTTTCGCTGATTCATATCCGAAATGTTCGGGCCACAGGGTGTTCTGTGATTCTTCGTCGATGATGCACGGGTAGCGGATCACTTGGAACGATGGCAGGTTCTGCAGATGCGAGTAGATGTCGCCGGCAGACACTCGGGTTCCGATGAACACGAGTTTGCCGGACTTGCCGACACGGGACGCCGCTTCTTGCGTTGCCCATTTCAACATCTCTTGGACTCGTTCAACGTTCCGCTGGTTCTCCAGGTCAGCGATGTCGTCGAACAGGATCCTGTCGGCACGAACACCGTAGATCTGGCCGCCCACACCGAGACAGGAAACCGACGGGTCTTTCTCGGCGCCTTGCCGGCCGGCAACGTAGATCTGTGACACGTTCCAGCCTTTGCCGCCGGGCTGTTGGAACGGGCCCCAGTCCTCAACCAGGTTGCGTTCAGCGTCCTGGTACATGTCCACGTCGGTCAGGTGTTTCACGATCGAATACAGGAACCGTTCGGCGAGACGTTGACCTTTCGACACGATCAGGGTTCGGCTGTTCGGGTCACGGCACAGTTCGTACACGGTCGAATGGACGGTTCCGACGGTCGATTTCGCATGGTAGGGCGGCAGGTTCACAAGGAGCCGTTTCACGGCCGGGTCGGTGATGGCCGACATCATCTCGATGTGGAACCCGGGAAGTTCGTGGTGGATACCACAGTCGGGGCATTCCAGGTTCCCGAAGTACATGCGGGAGAACTCTTCGAACGGCGGTACCCGCCGTGTCTCACCGGTCACCAGCAGGGGCCGGTCGGGGGCCGGATCGGGGCTGGCTGCGATCCGTTCGGCCCGAGCCTGTTCGGATCGGGCCTGCTGTTCGTCCAACACTTTCTGCTGTTTCCGCAAGTTCTCGTTCAACCGGGAACGGGTCACACCGAGCATGCGTGCAGCGTCGGTTTGTGACATTCCGTCAACCAACACTTTGTCGATAGCGACCTTCATCCGGGCCTGCACTCCAAGGTGCCGGTAGCGGGCGGCCATCTGCTCTGCGGCTTTCGTAGTTGCCATGCGCCCCCACCCCCCTCGTCAGTGAACCGGTCCGCCACTAGATCTAGATCAAGACCGGCCGCTACAACACGCAGTAGCGGCCGGTACTAGTCAGCCTCGACAGAACCAGAAGAGACGCCCAGCCCCTTCAAGGGCTGGGCCACCAGAACTAGTCCTTGTACTTGATCTAGTAGCCCAGCCCTTCAGGGGCTGGGCATCTAGTCACTAGCAACTAGTAACTAGTAACTAGATCTAGTACCAGGCCCAAATCCTTGCAACCGGCACAAGACAAACCACAAGCAGGCCCCCAAACACCGGGAGCCCCAGACACCAACAACAAGATCTCGACCAGCCAGTCTACAACCACCCCCCAACCACAGGTACGGAACCACCCCAACCAGCACACGCCCAGCACACCAAGCACCCCAACAACCAGCAACAAACCCGAACACCACAAACAAACCAACAAACCACCCAATAGCCGGCCCCCCTGTTCCTGTTCTTTCCGTCCATAAGGCCCCTTCTACGATCGATCAGAGGCGGCGTTTATGCACCCCGGTTGCCGAGGGCGTCGGGGCACCCCCGGTCGGCGCATCGGCCCAGGCCAGGGCCCCTGTCGACCTGTTCAGGGGTCCAGGCCGGTCAGGGCCGGTGCGCTCGGCCTCCGGGCCCGGGCAGCACCACGTCGAGGGCTCGGCGACCTCGGCCGGTGGCCCGATCACAGGACACAGGCGACCGGTGTCGCCCGCCGAGGGGCGATCCGGGGGGCTCCGGGCCCAGGTCTGGTGCTGGCCCGGGTGACAGGTGTGTGGGTGGCTGGTTTGTCCCCTGGTTGGGGGACTTGGGGTCGAGTGTTACGATCGTGTTACAGGGTGCGGGTTGATGCTGGACGGGTCCTGGATCGGGTGTACCGTGTCCTGTGTCGGCCGGGTTCGCCTGGTCGGTGGTCGAGGTTGCCGGTCCCTGTGACGACCGGTCCGCTGTTTGGCAAGTGAAGCGCACTGGCTGCCCCACCTGGGCCGCTCGGCTTGGTCCCCGGTAAGAGGGGGGAGGGCTGGGCGGGTTGGGTGGTGCGGGTGGCTGGTGGGCGCAAGATGACGTGTTCTCTCTTCCCTTGCGGGATCGCCTGGCTTCGGTCGGGTGGTCCCCGGGAGCCTCTGGCCGGTGTGGTTGGGGGTTGCCGGGGGCTGGCGGTTGCCGGTCCCCCACCTGCGGGTGGTGACTGAAGGAGAGATTGAGATGGCGACGATTGTTGATTCGATCGAGGTGCGTGTCGTGGTGGCCGAGGTGGCTGCTCTGGTGCACCAGTTGATTGGGCCGGTGCATCCGAAGTCGACGCAGACGGCTCGTGGCAAGACCGAGGCCCAGCACCACATCGTGGACGTGTTTGTCCGGGCGTTGTTGGAGACGTGGGCGACGAAGGACGGCCCGCAGTTGGCTGATGCGGTGCTGGTGGGTGCGCCCGCCGAGGGGTGACATGGTCGAAACCGGCCGGTGGCCGGTCCTGTGCGGGTGGTTCCCGCACGGCTGATGAGACAAACCGACTGAAGGAGAGATTGAGATGAGTGGAGCGTTGGAGTTGCTGGATGCCCAGTTGCGACAGGCCGTGTCGAACCGGGAATGGCACCGGGAGGCGCTGGAGGCCGCCCGGGCCCAGTTGGCCCGGTGCATCACGAGGGTCGCCGAGGCTGAGACTGCTGTGGCGGACTTGCAGCGGGAGGTGTTCCGGGCGTTGGGGCCGGTGCTGCAGGCGTCGTTGGGTTCGGTCGCCTCGGTCGAGGTGACGGTGCTGGACGACGCCGGTGAGGCGCTGTGGCGCCACTGGGGTGTGCTGGTCGAGGACTAGTCGAAACCGGCCCCTGCGGGGGCCGGTCCATGCCGGGTGGTGCCCGGTGTGCTGATGAGACAAACCGACACAAGGAGAGATTGAGATGATTGAGACGACAGAGTTGACGGGTTCGTTGCTGGGTGCCGAGGTGTGGCAGCGGTTGGCGGACGAGTACCTGTTGGGGGCCCGGTCGAATGTGCCGGGCGTCGAGGCGCTGGGCGACTACGTCGACAGCCAGGTGGAACGCTGGGTGGTCGGTGGTGACGCCCCGCATGTCGAGTACTGGTGTTCGGGCACGTTCTGGGATCCCGTCCCCGGGCAGCCCTACGACGGGCTGGATGACCTGTCCGCCGACGTGTTGGCCGGTTCGGCCCTGGTGTCGACCGACTACTGCGACCATCCGGTGTGGTCGCAGGACACAAACGTCCGGTTCCGGATCTGGCACGACACGGCGCACGTCCGGCATGGCCTCGGGTTCGGGGTGGATGACGAGGTGCGACTGTGGGTGCATCAGGCCCGGGAGATTGACCGGCTGTTGCCGGTGGGTGCGGGGGCCGGTCGGGTGATCGATGCGTTGTTCTGCGAGTCGATCTACCAGTTGGCAGCGTTCATCGCTGGGGGCGGCCGGTATCCGGACGAGCAGTACGTGGTGGCTGCGGGCCCGGTGGGTAAGCAGGTGCAGCACTTGCTGTTCGCTCTCGTGCGCTGATGCTGGACTGGTGCAGGACGTGTCGAAACCGGCCGGTGGCCGGTCCGTCGGGGTGACCTCCCGGCGCTGATGAGACAGGTCGAGAAGGAGAAACAGAGATGGATACCAACAAGGTTCAGGCCCGGGTGCGACAGGTTGCCGAGGCGTTGTTCGACAACGCTCACCGGTTCACGTGCAGTGAGGCCGAGGCGGTGTGTGACCTGTTTGCCGAGGTGGGCCTCGGCGGGCTGGTCGACGGGTTCCGGACCAGGCATGCCGAGGAAGACGAGGTCGGCGACCTTCACAAGGTGGTCGACGGTGTCGGGGTGTTCTGCGTGTTCTAGTCGAAACGGCCTGCGGGCCGTCCGTCGGGGATGGTTTCCCGGCGCTGATGAGACAGACCAACTGAAGGAGGAATTGAGATGAAGATCCGGTTCGTGGGTGTGGTCGGTGACGGCTACCTGTTGTGTCCGGACTGTTTCGACGCCGGGCAGGCCGCTGAGACGGTGCAGGTGTTGGAAGCGGAATGTGACCATTGGTGTGGGGCTGCGAACTGTCACCACGGTTCGCCGTCGAGGGCATTGGCGTTCGGTCGGACATCGTCCCGGGAAGGGGGCGATGTGGTGGCCCGTTTGCGTGACGAGTTCGGGCCGCTGTGGGAATGGGAAGCGGACGAGGACGACTACTGCGATCAGTGCCACACGGGGCTATAGACTGATCCTGGACGTGTCGAAACCGGCCTCGTGGCCGGTCCTGTGCGGGTGGTTCCCGCACGGCTGATGAGACAAACCAACACAAGGAGAGATTGACATGGAGATCAAGACGAACAGGTTGTCGCACGACGTGCTGTGGCAGGCCGAGAAGTGGTTGCGGCGGCACATTGCGCTGTGCGAGGTCGACAGGACCGGCTGGGATGACTACCAGTTGAGCGCCCACGACGCCCGGCTCGATGACCACGGGCTGGAGGCCTGTGACGTGCTGCTGACGGTCCTGTCGGGCCTCGGCATTGTCGGCGACATCGGCTGTGGGGTCGAAGCCCCGGTGTTTGTGACGGTGTACGACGTGGTCGACGAGTACGGCGGACCCGAGGAGGGCGGCTGGTGGTTCAGGGCCGGACGTGTGACCGCTGTGCACACGTTCGACACGGCCGAGTTGGCTGACTGGTTCACGGGCCGTCTGCGGACCCAGTCGGGTGCGAAAGAGTTGCCTGCGACCGGTGTCGGGCTTCGCTACACGGTCGGTGACGAGCCGGGCCGGAACTTTCCGGAGTTCGCCCCGTCGTACGAGTGACCGGTTACTGGACGGGTGCAGGACGTGTCGAAACGCCCCCCTGGTGGGGCGTCCGGTGGAGGTGGCTCCTCCACTGCTGATGAGACAAGCCGTGAATGAAGGAGAAGCATGGAAACCGTGAACGTGATCCTGCTCGGCCATCCGGCCGATGCGGGAGACAACCTGGTGCGTGTCGAGGCGTCCGTTCCCGACGTGGAACGGTTCGTGGCCGATGAGGCCGCCAGCGGCCGCTGGGCGCATGCCGTGGTCGACGAGGTGATCTCTGCGGGGCCGTACGGTCGCCGGTTGGCCGGTCTGATCCGGACCGGGCCCGACGGCGTGTGGTGGCACTACTACCGCACCGGTCCGGCCGTGGTGGTCGGGGAACTGTCGTGACGGGCCCCTGGCCGGGTGTTGCCGGGCTGGTGTTCGTGGCGGCCGTGTTTGTGTGGGTGCTGGCTTTCCCGGGCCGGTACGGGGACTGACCGAAGGCGAAACCAGACCAGGATGCTAGACGGATCCTGGTTTGGTCCACCGGTGGATGCCGGTGCTGACGAGCCTGTCAGGACAACAAAGGAGGGATCCGTGAACAACGGATACACGCAGGAGAGGCCGGTGGTGGCTGGGCCATTGCCGGAACAGGTTCGGGACGAGATCGCTTCGATCGTCCGTTGCGGCGGTGAGGTGGTTTCAGTCGCCGAAACCGAGCATGGCACGGTGATCACGTACCGGCTCTGCCAGTCGCATGTGCTGGTGGTGTCGGAATGAAGATCACGGTGAACGTGGTGAACGGTGAACCGTTGTCGTTCTCGGCGGTGAAGCCGCCGTGGCAGTGGCGGGACTTCCTGGTGATCGATACGGTCGGGAACGGTGTACTGACGTACGTGCCGTTGTCGATGGTCGAGTCGTTCACCGTTCCGGCGTTTGAGGCCGCCCGATGAGTTCGGTGCGGTCGAAGGCCGATCGGGAAGCGGTCTGGCTGATGGGACAGTTGAAGGTCGCCCAGGGCCGTGCCGAGGGGCTGGAGTTGCGCCTGAAGGCCGCTGAGGCCCGGGTCCGGTATCTGGAGGCCGAACTGGCCCATCTGTGCCCGGCCCCGGAGTTCTGAACGGGATCACGTCATCTTTCACATGTCAGGAAGCAATGAGGCCACCCCTCCTGGGGTGGCCTCATTGCGTTTCCGGGGACGATTCTGCGGGGACGGTCTGGACGGTTCTTGAACTAGGCCCGGGGTTGGGCCGCCAAGAACGCCTCGATGTCGAGAACCCGTTGCGGGATCTTGTCACCGGCGAAATAGCGGACATGCCACGGTTCGGACTGCAGTTCAAACGACCAGCCGAGCGACTCGGCGTTGCCGATCAACCAATTGGTGGTGGCCCGAGTTGTCGACTTGGCGGTGTCGGGGTGGGTGCCGTGTGCGAGGTCAATGGCGAGGCCCCAACCGTGGTTGGATCCGCCCGGTGTGGCGGCCATCGCAACACCCGGTTTCAGCCACCATGTCTGCCCGCCCCAGGTGCGGCTGGGGCGTGCCGGAAGCCGTGTGGTGGTGAACCGGGACAGGAACAGTCGTTCCTGCTGGTCGAGTGGCCTGTAGGTTCCGCCGTGGGTCCAGGTGAGGTTGATCCCTGCGGCTTTGGCGGCCACCCACAGCGCCACCCATGCTCTGGCTGCCTGGTGGTGCAGTCTGCCGCCATTGCCGATGTCGACAAGTAGCCGTGGTGCGAGTTCGCCGTTGCGTTGACCGGTGAGGTCTGCGGGTTGCGTGACCCGCCGGACCGGAAGTTTGGTGCCCATACCGGCACCCCCCGGCGGCTGTTACGGGAGCGGGATGCCGTGCTGGTTGAGTGTTTGTTCCAGAAGCCGGACCCGTACCCGTGCGGTTACGAGCGCTTCCAGCATCGCTTCGACTTGGGCTTTGACTTGATCGGGGGCTTGGTGGGACTTCAGTGTGACGTTCCGTCGGGCCGCTTCGGTGTAGAACGTTTGTTTACTGATCTTGATCGGGAGCGATGCGATCAGTTCATCGATCGTGATGGACCCGTAGGCTTCGGGGTCCCATTCGTCGTACATTTGGGCGATTTGGGCCCAGGTTTCGTCAGATATCTTGCGTTTCGGTGGCATGCCGGCATGATACGCCCCGATCTTGGACTGGGCAACGGGCCAAAGGTCCCGATACGGTTTCTTGACGGGTCAAGTGAGGTGGGTGGGGTCGCCGGTCGCCCAGAACGCTTCTATCTTCGGGCTGTTGGAGTGCTGCACACCGACTGGACCCATGATCCGGACTCGGCCAAGTGCCTGTTTGTCGGCTTTGCCGCAGTTCGGGCAGAACACGGTCCGGTGCGGGTTGCAGTGGGGCACGCAGGGGGGTTGTTTCGAGGATGTGCTCACTGTGCCACACCCCCCGGCTATGATCCGATCCTGTCCAGGACCAGTCCAGATATGATGAGGAACATATGAGCAACATTTCCGATGCAGAGCGGTGGGCTGGGAGCCCGTTGGTGACCGAAGCGGTCCGCAGGGCAGGTGAGGGCGCCGACACGGTCGACATCCTCACGGTGCTTGTCGACCTGATGAACGACCTGGAGGACCGCTGCCCTGGCGTGCCGTTCGGGGTGATCTTCGACAGCGTTACACTCAACTCTGACGAGCAGAACCAGCACGGCCGTGAACAGACCGGCATGATGTTGCTCGACCAGTACGGCTGGCCGTTGGAAGACATCGACGACCTGTTCGGTGGCCGGGACCGGTGGACCAATCAGGCGATCCGGACCGAACTGATGCGCCGCCGCCGTGGGCTGCGGGGCGAACATCCGGCACTGGCCCTGTATCGGGCCGGGATGTCACAGGCGGGGATCTGTCGGGAACTTGGCCTGTCCGATAGCCGGGTCAGTTTCGTGATCCGTCGAGCGATGTCGAAGGGGCTGCTGTGAAGATCACCCAGTCGATTCTCGGGCAGGCCGACAAGTGTCTGCTGTCGGCCCAGTACACGCTCGATCGGCCCGTGTGGGTTCGTCGCAAGGCGTCGGCCGCTGCGACGCTCGGCACCGGGTTCCATGCCGGGCTGGAACACTACTACGCCGAACGGATGCGTTACCCGGATCTGCAGGCCGATGACCCGCAGATGGTGGTCGACATGATCGAAACGGCGCACCTGGCGTTCGATGCGGGAACCCGGATCGACGCCTACAACGGCCAACCGGTTGAGCACTTCATGTGGGACGACAAGATCCCTGACCTTGCGACAGCCCATTCGTTGCTGGAAACGATGCTGACCGCCTACTGCGAGCAGGGCTGGTGGTGGCCGGTCGAGTTCCAAGTGGTCGGCGTCGAGTTCGACCGTGTGTTGACGATCGTGCATGGCGATGTCGAGTTCGAAGCGAAACTGGGTGCCGACCTCGTGTTGCAGGACGAGAACGGCTGGATCGTGCTGGTGGACCACAAGACGGCCGGCCGTGCGTGGGACGAATCGAAGCATCATCCTCGCCGCAACAATCAGGCTTCGATGTACACGGCGTTGGCCGAGACGGTGTGGCCTGACGCTGCCGGGCACCGGTTCGTGTTCGACATCGTGACGTTGCCCGGGAAACGGAAAGAGACAGCGTTCGAACGTCGGATCTCGGACCCGACCCCAGCCCATCGGGCCGCTGTGGTGAAGAAGGCTGCCGATCTGGCCCGGCTCTATCAGGTGGTGCACGTGGAGGCGGGCCAGGATCTGCCAGCGAACCCGGCCAGCACCCTGTGTAACCCGAAGTGGTGCGATTTCTGGGACGGCTGCCCGCACGGCGCCGTCTTGGACTGACTAGAACGAAACCCTGGTTACTGGACTTGTCCAGGACCGGGTCGGTCGCTGAGTGGCGGCCCTGACGAGTTCGTCAGCACCTTGTGGAGGTATCCAATGTCGTATGCAGATTCCGAGGGTTTGAAGGCCCTGCAGATCGCCGTGAACGTGGGCGTGAACGTGACGGCCGAGATGTCGGCTGCTGTGGCCGCCACCGGTGGCGACCCGTACATCTACTTCGTTGAACACCTGGACGGTGTCGTGAACCTGATCGTCGCCACCCACGCCGAGCAGAAGATTCAGTCCGCTTTCGGTGCTGTTTCTGTCGATCCGGCGACGGACCCGGCGTTGGTCGGTCGTGGCCTGGCGTTCGTGCCGCCCGTCCAGGCCGCTGCACCGGTGGTGCAGGCCCCTGTGGTGCAGGCCCCGGCCCCGATCCCGATGGCGACCGTGTCGGCCGTCGTGAACTCGGAGACGGAGCGCCGCTGGACGTTGTTCTTCCAGAACCCGGACGCCTGGTGGAACAACATCAACAACAAGAAGAACCCGAAGCAGCCCGACTTCCGTCACAAGACCGAGAAGGGTGTCGACGGCTACCCGATCGGCCTGTGGATCCAGGACAAGGGCAACCCGGCCTGGGTTGCCGAGGGGCTCCGCCAGATCGGTCTGGTCGCCTGACATGTCGGCCGGCGAGAAGGTCCCGGTACCGATCTCGGAGGTTCGTGCATGGGCGACCAGGCACGGCATCCCGGTCGGTGTCCGGGGCCATGTCCCCGAAGCGGTGATCCGCAAGTTCAACGAACGCCACCACAAGAAGGTGGCAAAGACACAGAACCCGTGGACCGGGAAGAGAGGTGGCGGCGATGACCGTGTTGCGTGACGTGCGTGACGGGTTCACCGACTATCAGACGTGGGCGTCGGACGCCCGGCCCCGTATCGGGTTCGGGCTGCCGTTCTTCGACGGCCCGACCCGGGGCGGGATCGCCAAAGCGGAATGCGCCATGATCTTGGCGTATTCGTCGGTCGGTAAGACCTCGATCGCCTTGAACGTGATCGTGAACAACCCGGCCACCCCGACCGTGTTCTTCTCGATCGAGATGTCGTGGCGTCTGGTCGTTGCTCGTCTCGCAGCGATCTACACGGGTACCCCAACGTGGGAGTTGGAGGCCTCGTTGAAGGCCGGCCGTTACCCGGACCAGTTGTTGGACACTGCCGGCCAGTTCCCATTCCTGCTTGGGAACGACCAGTCCGAAATCTCCATCAAGGAGATGAAGACGTACGTGCAGGAAGCGGGCCGCAAGTTGGGGACCCCGATCCGGTTGATTGTGATCGACTACATGGAGTTGATCGGTGGTGCCGGGCTGCTCGGCAAGTCCGAACAGATCGATAAGGCGGCGACGAAGATTCGGGCGTTGGCGAAAGACACGGACGCTGCGGTGATCGTGTTGCATCAGGTTGGTAAGGGTGACGGGTCTGACGGTCACAAGGCGTTGTCGTTGGATTCGGGCCGGTTCGGTGGGCATCAACCGTTCGACTATGTGGTGGGTGCGTATGCGCCCAGGTTGAACCGGGAGTTGTCGGCCAGCGAACTGCAACGGGTCGAGGACGAACTGTACTTGCAGTTGTTGAAGAACCGTTCCGGGAAGGCTGAGCCGGCCGGTGTGCGTCACCGGCTGGATGTGAAGACGAACCGGTTGACACCGCATGGTGTGTTCACGCCTCCGACGAACCCGAGGGGGTATCCGGTGGAGTTGGGTCGGGATCACGGCATGGCCGTGTACGGGTTGGTGCCCGAGCCTGGAGGCCCGTCGTGAGCGGTGACATTGTGGACCGGCTGCGGCGCATTCATGGCGGTTCGGCAGTCGTGGAGGTAACGCAAGAAGCCGCCGACGAGATCGAACGGCTGCGTGCTCTGGCCGACCAGTTAGTGCACTTGCTGCCCCACTTCCACCTATCGCAGCGCTGCCAACCCCCGCAGGGAGTCGCACTGGAGGACTGGTGCACTGAGTGCCACGCCGTCGCCGCCTATAGGGAGGCTCGTCGTGAGCGATGACATCGTGGAGCGACTGCGGGGCCATATCGACAGCATGTGCATGAACAACATCGTGTGTGGCGACGCCGCCGACCTGATCGACGCCATCGACGCACTGCACCAACCCAGGGTGATCGTGTACCGCCCAAACGATGACCACGACATCATATGCAACGAATGCGACAAGCCGTGGCCGTGCTGGACGCACAGCCTGCTCCACCCCGAGGAGGCCAGCCGTGGCTAGCACCATCGCCCGTGCGCTCATCGAGGGCGCAACCTGGGAGAGCATCCAGGCCCAACCATACGACGGCACCCGCTACCCGTGCGGCTGTCATCCGCACCCGAAAGAGCCGCATCTGTGGTTCCATCTGTGCGACTACCACGACGGGTTCGACTCTGGCGTCGATCAGGGGTGTCACAAACTGCAAACCGAGAACGAGCGGCTGTGGGCCGCCCTTGCCGCCGAGCGTGCCCTGGCCGACCAGATGGCTAGGGCGTTGGCGGCGGTGAAGGCCGACCGCCCGACAGCACACACACACGAAGTGTGGACGGCCGTTTGCGATGCACTGGACGACTACGGGAAGGCCCGTCGTGAGCAGTGACTGGCGCACCCTCGCTGCCTGCCGTGGCAAGGACAGGTCACTGTTCTTCCCAGGAACAGGCGAATCCAACAAGGTGCGTGCAGCGAAAGCGATCTGTGCCGCCTGTCCGGTCAAAGCCGAATGTCGTGCCTATGCGATCAGGGTGGAAGCCGTTGGTGTGTGGGGAGAAATGTTCTTCTCGCATCGGGTACAGGCAGGCCCGTCGTGAGCGGTGAGCCGATGACTGACGACAAGTGCCCGCACTGTGGGCACGTCCCGCCCCCGCCGTCTCTTGGCTGGCACCCGACAGAACAGAGGCGCATTGTCGGGATCGAGGGTGAGGCCGAGATCATTGGCACCTTGCCCGTTGGCGGCTTGTTTCGCACCGAGGAACCTGTGTCCATGATTGCTCGCCGCCGATGGACAACCGAACGGTTGTGGGTTCGCAAGTGGGCCGAAGGTCGGTGGCTGCGTGAAGAACAAGGAGGCCCGACGTGAGCAGCGACATTGTGGAGCGGCTGCGGAACTGGGACGATGGCCGTGTCAGCACCCACTATGAGGGCTGCTGGGACTCTCACCCCGTTTGCGCCATCCTGCTGGCCGCTGACGCCATTGAAGCCCGTGATGCCGAGATCGCACGGCTGCGGGCCGCAGGCGATGCGCTGGCTGGCAACTTTCGCCGCCATGTCATGGCATGTGGCGTGAACGATGGCCGAGAGTCTCTAAGCGCATGGGAGGAGGCCCGTCGTGGTGCTGACTGACTGGCAGGGAGGATTCATCTGCGGGTGGCTGTCACTCGCCGTACTGGTTGCGATCGTGAAGGAGGCCCGTCGTGAGCGGTGAGCCGTGGTGCAACGACTGCAACGTCCGTCGTGGCCGGTTGGAGATTACGGGCCGAGTGTTGTGCTGGCTCTGCCGCTTGCAACGCAAGGGAGGCCTGTCGTGATCGGTGAGCAGCGCATTGGTTCCGAGTTGACGCCGCAACAGATCGAACGCCTGGCTGACTACTACCACGAACGTGAGTGCACACGCAACCACACGGACGGGTGTGGCTGGTTCTACGAGAAAGCAGCGTCATACCCGCCTACGGCCAAGAAGTGGGAACACGACTCTTGGGCTAAGCGAGTGCCAGCCCTGCTCGCTCGGGACCGCCAGCAGTTGGACGTAATCAAGACCATCCTCGGTGAGTGGGTGTTGGGAGACCCGTCGTGAGCGGTGACATCGATTGGGAAGAGATGACGGTTGGCGACAAGATCGCCGCCATCAAAGCCACCATCTCGCCACGTGACCTTGTCGATCTACTCGACGACCTCGACGTGATCGGCGACAAGATCCGGTCCCCACACAACCCGGGGGAACGCACACCGTCCTGCCACCTGTACGACGACCACTGGTTCGACTACTCGACCGGCAAAGGTGGCGACGTGATCGACCTCGCAATCCTGTTGACCGGATCAACATGGAACGCTGCCGTTGGCCTTCTGGCAAGGGCAGCACAATCCGAAGATCTCGACATCGGCAGGATTGCCCGGCCGGCAGTTGCGGAGGAACTGCCCGACATGACCGACGACTACCAGACCGTTGCCCGCCGCTACCTCTCCCTTGGGTTAGAACAGCAGGTCCTCGCCGACCGTATCCCGGGCGTGTTGCCGAACACGTGGCGTGCGCTGGTAAAGAACAGATCAGTGACAGTTGAGGGCGAAACGATCCTTATCCCTCACATTCATGACGGTGTGGTGCGGGGCGTGAAGGTGCGTGGCGTGAACGGTCAGAAATCTGCTTGGCCGGGATCGAAGTTCACGTGCGGCCTGTACCGGTTCAACACCGGTGTCGAGTACTGGTCGCCGACAACTATGTGCGTGATCACCGAAGGCGAAACAGACTGTTGGGCGCTCACCGGTCTGGTTGACGCCGACGTGTTCTCGCTTCCGTCCGGTGCCGGTCTATGGCGCAAAGAATGGCTTGACGAACTCGACCGGTACGACCGGATCTTTACCGCCTTCGACAACGACCACGCCGGCCAACAGGCCACCGAGAAAGTGCGTGCCTCGATCGGGTGGGGCAGGTGGCGGCAACTACAGGTGCCGCCCTTCTACAACGATGTTCGGGAAGCAATCATTGTCGGCTGGAAGCCCCGCCTCCCACCGGCCTGAACCCCTGAACGATAGTCGACTGATACAGTACCGGTCATGTCGAAAGCACGTGCGAAGGGCACCGCTTGGGAGTCCGAACTGGTGCCGATTCTGTCGGCCGTGTTCGGACTCCGGGTGGAACGTGCCCCCCTGAAAGGGCAAGCCGATCACGGCGATTTCGTGAATGTCCCCTATCTGGTAGAAGCGAAGAAGACCAACCAGCCCCGGTTCCTGGAATGGGCTCGCATTGCGGCCCGTAAAGCGGCCGGTGCCGGTTGGGTGATCATCTGGGCCGGTGACCGTCGCAAGGGCGACGGACCGTACGTGATCATGCCGCTCGACCAGTGGGCCGGCATGCAGTCCGAGATCACGTCGCAACGGATCCGTGAAACCGGTGCGTGGCCGTCGTGAAACACGTGATCCACGTTCACCAGCAGAAGATGAAAGCCGGTCAGGCAGCGATCATCGATCGCACCTATCGGGGCAGTCGGCATTCCCGCCGTCTGCGGCTTTCGTGTTTCTGTTGCGGGCAGACAGTTGGCGAGTTTGTGCAGACCGACGAGCCCGACCGGTGTGGGGCCCGTGTCACGTTCACCACCGTCGCCGCTGTGGAGGTGGTGGAGTCGTGAAGTATCCCCGCACCGGCGCCCAACGAGCCGCTGACCGTGCCGAATCTCGTGCATCCGAAGAACAGGTTGGCGCCTGGTTGGGCGCCTACAAGATCGCCAACCTGGACGCCACCGACCGGATGGATTACTGGCTGCCGGGCGTGTTCCTGGACGTGAAAGAGAAGAAGCAGCCGATCACCGACCGGTGGCCGATCCCGGCCGGCTGTGTCGAAACGGATGCGTTCATTCTGGACGAGTTGTCGATCCGTCGAGCGATGGGGCATTTCCCGCACGCCTACTTCTTGATGCATGACCGGCCGTTGGACCGTTGGTTTCTGGCCCGCATCGATGAAGTCGTATGCGGCGACCGGGAACGTGTCAACCGTGAAGGTTCGACCGGCGTGCGGAAAGGGAAACACGTCATTGACCTGTCCCAGTTCCGTCACCTGACGGACCCGTCCACCCAACTGTTGCCGACCATCCTTGCCGACCAGATCACGGTCCCGTGGAAACAGTCGGCATGCCTGATCCCCGTGAGAGGTGAACAGTGAACATCCGTGCAGCCCTCATAGGCTATGACGACCTGGAGTTGAATGTGGCCGACCGGCAGGTGGTGCGTGCCATGTACCGTTCATTGTCGGAGACGCAAGGTAAAGAGGTTGCCCGCTGGGAAGCGACCCGGCTGGCGGTCCAACTGGACGCCATGCGGCTTCGCCTTGACGATCGGCACCGGTGGATGCTTGAACGGTCGGCCTGGCTGGCCGCCGTTGAACAGGCCCGGCCGGGGGTGGCCCGGTGAGGATCGGTGTCGACATCGACAACGTCGTCCTCGACTGGCAGAACGCCTGGGCCGACGAATACCAGAAATGGTTCGACAAGTACATCCCGGTCGACAAATTGGGGGTGTGGGATGCGGCCCTGTCCGCCACCCATTTCCCCGACTGGGACGAGTTCTGGCACTGGTTCCAAGCGGCACGGATCTGGGACAAGATGGACTATGTGCCGGGCGCTGCCGGCGGGCTCTACCAGTTGCAGCACCTCGGGCACACGTTCATGTTTGTCACGGCCCGACCCGAACACGGTGAGCCGTCGGCACGCCAGTTGGCTACCGCCTGGAAGGTGCCGGTCGACTTCCTGAACGACACGTCGAAGCATCTCGCCAAAGTGAACGTGTGGGTTGACGACTCGCCCGCCGTGCTGCAGAACCTCGCCAACCACAACCGGAAAGCGATCAAACTGTTGCGCCCCTGGAACCAGGACGCACCAGCAACCTGGGTGGCCGAGGACTGGCCGCAAGTAATCGAAATCCTGAAGGGGGAAATCTGATGGTGGACGGACCGCTCGTGATCGGCATCGGCCATGTTGCCCGAGTCGGCAAAGACACGGCCGCTGAAGCACTGTGTCGGGATCTCGGTTTCGTGCGTCGTGCGCTAGCCGACCCGTTGAAAGAGTTGGCGATGCGGACCGACCCGCTCGTGACCTCGATGACCCGCACCCAGAACACGAACATCGGGCACGGCCGGCTCGCCTGGGTTGTGCAGGGCATGGGATGGGAAGGGGCGAAAGACTCCTACATCGAGGTGCGCCGGGTCCTGCAGAACTTGGGTGTTGCTGCACGGGACACGTTCGGGCCCACGTTCTGGGTGGATCAACTCATGTCGTGGATTGAGCGTTCGGGACACGAACGGATCGTGGTTCCTGATGTCCGATTCCCGAACGAGGCCGAAGCGATCCACCGGGCCGGCGGTCTGGTGGTGCGTATCGACCGGCCGGGCAGTCGTACCGACGGGCACGTGTCCGAGACAGCGTTGCGTGACTGGGACGGCTGGGATCACGTCATCGTGAACGACCGGTACCCGATCGATCTGCAGACCGACATCGTGAACTGGGCACGTGACGTGCTGCAGCAACGCACGGTCGGCAAGGCGAAGGCGAAGCGGATGAAGGCTGCTAGCGGAAGTGGCGACGATGCGCTGGTATCGGAGGGATGACCTTGACGAGTTCGCCTCACCGGAAGCCCCGTTCAGGTCGGACCGGTTGCGGGAACTTGTCGACAAACTCCCCGGCGACCACCGGCACATCATCGAGCGGATGTTCTTCGGACAGGCAGACCTCTTGGAGACAGCCCGAGAACTTGGGATCAACGCCAAACGGGCCCGAGCGATCCGTGACCGAGCCCTCGACGAACTCCGTCGACAGGTGCTTGAAGATCACGAAATGGGGTCGCTGCAGCCAGGCGGCGACCCCGCTCGGGCTCTGTTCGGCTCACGAACAGTGGTCGATCCGGGGGAAGACCCCGGACCCCGGGTATGAACGCAAGATCGTGTTGGGGTTGATTCAGCCGACCTGGGACTACATGTCCGAGTCGGAAGCGCATGCCGTGTTGAACGGCCGGTACCGGGGCGATGGTCGCCGGATCGACCAGTACGTGATCGATGATCCGCTCGGCATCGATCCTGACGGGATCTGATCGGGATGAACTTTGATCAGCACGACATCCCCGTGGAACTGGTGGGGGGCCCGCTCTGTGGGCTCGTGTTGTGGTTCCCGTTTGAAGGCGATGAGATCTGTGCCCATGACTCGTGGGGGCGGCCGGCGCTACTGGCGGCTGGCCCGGTTCGGGCTTCGATCGATGGGGATCTGCTGTATCTGCTCTTGCCTGACGGCGAGGTCCGCTACGAACGTGACCCGGACACCGAAATGTTGTGGCGTTTCGTGCCGTTCTGTAGGCTGTGAACTGCCTGTTCGTCTGAACTATTGTTCTGGCGGTTTGCACTTACGGATCCAAGACTGGTAAGGTATCGAACATGAACCTCTCTTCTGCCACCACAACCTTCATCAACGACTCTGGCACGTGTCGCACAAGGGCTTCGGTAGACACCTACCGTGGGGAACTTGCCAGACTCGGCGCCATGTTTCCCAAACTGACATTGGACCAGTTCACGGTCGACGAACTCGCCCAGTTCTGTCTCGCCAACCATCCATCCGACGCTACCGTCCGGCGCCGCCGGGCGATCCTGCGAGGGTTCTTCGGTTGGTGCGCCTACAAGCATCTGTGCCCAACCAACCCGGCCAGCGACCTCACCTACGCACTCAAGCCCGGCCACGCAGAGGTGCGTACCCATTCCTGGCTTGACGAGGAAGCGATCGGCCATGTGGTCCGGTCCTGCCCGTCGACCCTCATGGGGGAACGTGACCGGCTCGTGCTGCTCATCGGATTCATGCTCGGCCTTCGCCGGGCAGAGATCACCGGGCTTCGTTGGCCCGACTTCTCGCTCGACCTGTCCCGGGTCACCCTGGTCGGCAAGGGCCGCAAACTGGTCACGTTGGGTGTGCCGCCACAGTTGCGGGACGCTCTCAAAGCGTGGCGCCGGCACGCACCGGTGGGAACCGTCACGGTGCTGCCCACGTTCGACGGGGACCGGTTCGGTGCCCGAACCGTCGTGAACTGGAACAAACCGCTCGGCTGGGACGGTGTCGGCCGTGTCGTTGTCACGGCTGGTGAACGTGCCGGGTTCCCACAGTTGCGACCGCACGACATGCGGCGCTCGTTCGCTGGTGTTCTTGAAGGGAAAGGTGTGCCCGTTTCTGACATCTCCCGGCTGCTACGCCACGGAGATCTCGGCGTCACATCCCGCTACCTGGACAAGAACCCGGAACGAGTGTCCGCTCTGGCGGACACGTTCAACTTGGCGCTCTAACTCAGCACGGGTCCTTGCCGGCCGACTTGCGGCCGTTCGCCATCTTCTTCGGGGCACGCTTCAGATTGCCTTTGCCGCCCATCTGCTGAGCGACCGCCTGCTTTGTCTTCGACTTCTTCTTCACGACTCCACCCCCCTGCCGTGGGCCTCCCGGTCCGACACGTGATCAACCAGCAGGTTCACCATGTGGCGCTGGTGGCCGTCGATCGAATCAAGCCGGCCAGCGAGCCGGGTTTCGCTGGCGAGCCGATCCTGTTGCGCCACGTTGTGTTCCTCGGTGTTCTTGCGGCGGGTCTTACGTTGCTGCAGCCACGACCCGGCCAAACTGATCGCCGCAACCGTGACCGATGCGACGGCCGCAACCAGGGCGCCGCCCTCAATTTCGGTGATCCCGATCACTTGAAACTCCTTCGCAATGTCAACACGGTCACCATCGATTGGGCTTGCCGGTTCACGTTGTTGGCGTACACACCAACCGAACGTGTTTCGGCAGCGATGCAGTCGTACCATTGGGCCGAACCTGTGACCGCCCAGTCCACGTCCTGCACACGAACCCGGGTTTGCACCAACGATTCCAACTGGCGGGCCCTGGCGGACCCAGAACCGGGCCCCGAGCCGGGGATCTCACGACCGTTCAACCCTTTCACACGATCGGAACAGTCGACCGGCAGGACGAGAACCTGGTCGGCCAAACCGACCGGGTTGGCCCGAACTGTCAACGACCGGACCACCGGTGTGAACGTTGTGGCTGTGACACGGATCCGGAACGAGATCATTTCGGCTTCAACACCGAGCGTCCATTTCGACACCTTGGTGCCGGCTGTGCCGGCCGCTGGCAGATCAGTGAACGACAGGCCACCGTCACGAGACCAGGCGACAGTGACGGTCGCACCGACCGGCAACGTGTCGTACGCCAACACAACTTCGGACCACACCTTGCGAAGACTGGTGCCCAGATCAAACACTGAGGTTTCCAACGCACCCGAAGCGACCGTGCCGTCGTCACCGAGACCGTTGTCGACATCGGTGACAACGGCACCGATCTGGTCGACCGTGAAACAGGTACGGCCGGCCCACTGGACGATCGAACCGACGTTTCCGGTCCCTTCGCTGCCGGCCTGGTTGTACCTGACCCAGGTCGCCCATCCACCGGTGGACAGGTCGATCGCACCGATACCGGAACCGGTCCGGCCGGTCCCGATTGTTTGTTCGCCCATCGCCCGCCACGAGAAGTACACGTACCTGTCGTCACCGGAGAACTCGCCGACCGCTTGCGACAGGCCGTTCACGGTCGGGATGTCCAACACTCGGGTCGGTGTCAGTTTGCCACCTTCGGTAGCGCACCGGTAGATCGTGGCCCGGCCGGCACCGTCAACGGTGCGGACCATCACGTTGCCCTGATAGTGGCCGAGAGCGGTCACGGTGACACCGGCCGGCGCTTCCCATGCGGTCACGTAGGATGCGTCCGAACCGAGTTGGATAGCGAACACGGCGGCCCGGTCGACACGGTTCCCAGCAAACCAAACCCAACCGTCGCCCGATGTGACGGTTGAGATGGTGGTTTCGGGTCGCAACGTCCAGATGCGGGCACCACCGACCGGTGTGCCGCCGTCACCCATTTCGACCAGTTCGTTCGGGGTGCCAGATGCGGTGCCGGGACGGGCGATGAAGATCCGGTCCGTGCACCATTCGACAATGGCCGCATCCTGTGTCGACCACGCAGACCCCGGTGACGCTGGTGTCGTGTTTCGATAAATGTTGGATCCGTCCGAGTAATACCATTGGGATCCGTCGGAAGCGAACGATGCGGGTGCGCCCGCACCGGTGATCGTGAACACGGTCGGTGACACGGTGGCGGGAGTTGCATAGTAGGCGACCTGACCTGATGCGGTCAGCACGTACAGGCCGGCGCCGGCCGTCACTGCACGCACCGTCGAATAGGCGGTCGAATGTTTCACTGCACCGTTCGGTACCAGCCGGAACGAACCGGGGGTGGTGAACGGGTCAATGCCGTGCGACCGTCGGAACGCTGCACTGGTTGACGTTTCCCGGTCCGCTGCGGTCTGACCGGCACCAGATGACCAGTCCGCTGACGACGCCAACGTGTACCGTTCGATTGCCTGGGAGAACGGGGTTTCGCTGGTGGCGAACCGTGGCGGGTCGAGTGGGATCACTCGCCGTTCGTAGCGTTGTTCACCGGCCGGCCGGTCAGCCAACATGTAGCCGACACCGTTCAGCCCGACCTCGTAGACGCTGCCGACATCGGCGTTCACGTTCAGGTTCGGGTCTGTGCCGTCGAACAGGAACACGGCCGACGACGTGGCCTGATCGAACCCGTCGCTGCAGGTCACCACAGCCAGATACGACGACCCGGTCGACAGGGTGAACGGGACCGCCACACTGGTGGCGGCCGACGTGACGATCCCCGAGTCGTACAGGGTAACCGATCCGTCAGGTGACTGGTAGCGGACCCGATAGGTGGCCTGGGTGCGGCCGGCCAGCGACGAATACGACCACGTCACGGTCTGTGTCGGGACCGTGACCGTGCCCGTGGGGGCCGTCACGGTTACGGTTGGTGCTGCCAGCAGGAACGTGCCGGCCAGCGACCCGACACCAAGTGTTGCTGAAGCGAGAGACATGACGGGTCAGCCGGTGATCCGGTCGATGTTGGTCACCCGAGCCGGTAGACCGGCGTCGAAGCGGGACAGGATGGTGGTCACTTCAACTCATCCAATCTTGCCAGCACCTCAGCCAACTGGGCTTGCAGGTCAGCGACCTGCTGTTCCAACGGTGCCACTGGCACGGGCAGTTCCTCTACAGGAATCGGCACCCACACACCGTCAATGTAACGGTGATGGAATGGGTTGCCTGGCGGGTCGGGCAGTGCTTGCCCGTCCCATACTTCGATACCGTAGGCGGTGCAGGAACCGTCAGGTTCGATGCGGTACAGGACGGTTTCAGTAGGCAAAGACAGCCTCCTTAACTGGATAAAGAACAGAAACATTGTTACTGCTTTGGTTGGCAACATAAATGCGATCGGATGTTGGTGCATAACCAATTCCGTAGGGGGCACTGCCAACTGCAATGGTTGCTACAACCGTATTGGTTGACGGTTTGATAACAGAAACATTGTTACTGCCTTGGTTGGCAACGTAGATGCGGTCAGATGTTACTGAATACGCAACGCCTCTAGGAGTAGTACCAACTGCAATGGTTGCTACAACCGTATTGGTTGACGGGTTGATAACGGAAACATTGTTACTGCCAGAGTTGGTAACATAGATGCGATCAGATGTTGGTGCATAACCAACTCCGCTAGGGTTGACATCAACTGCAATGGTTGCTACAACCGTGTTTGTTGACGGGTTGATAACAGACACATTGCTAATGCCGTTGTTGGCGACATATACACGATCAGATGTTGGTGCATAACCAACACCTATGGGTGAGGTGTTCACTGCAATGGTTGTTACAACCGTATTGGTTGACGGGTTGATAACGGACACATTGTTGGCAAGGTAGTTGGCAACGTAAAGGCGATCAGACGTTGGTGCATGAACAAGTCCATAGGGGCCATTACCAACTGGAATGGATGTTACAACCGTATTAGTTGAAGGGTTGATAACAGAAACATTGTTACTACCTTGCACGCTGACATAGAGACGGTCAGATGTTGGTACATATGCAACCAATGTGGGTGTGCCACCAGTAGAGATCGTTGTTTGAACCGTGTTTGTTGACGGATTGATAACAGACACATTAGCGCTAGAAGCGTTGACAGCGTAAATACGGTCAGACGTTGGTGCATAACCAATTCCGAAGGGTTGAGTACCAACCGGAACCGTTGTGACTATCGCATCTGCAACAGTACGGCAACTAGCGGCCGCCCCACTTCGTTGCCCTTGCGGCAAACCAAACGTGCCCTTATTCGACACGTTAGAAACTTCCGCCAAACGCAAACAGGTTGAATGTCTCTGCCTTCTCCGTAGATGCACGCAACGACCAACCGGTCGGCAACACCAGCAACGGCAGATCGGCACGAGTATCGTTACGAACCGACGCCGTAAACGCCGCTACCGTGCTAGACGGCGTAGCAGCCGTGACAGCCACCTCACGCCACAATCGAGTGTTCGTGCCGTCGTTCAGAAACAGGCGCACAAAGCCAGCCGTGGTGGTCACGGTCGCTTGGATCACGATCTCTTCGATGCGTGACCCGCTAGCCCCAGCAGTTGCCACGGTAACAATGGTGCCGGTGCCGTCACGGTTCGTGTTTGCTGCGCTGATCTGTCCGTGACCGGCGAGTGGGGTGCCTGCGAAGTTCGGGTCGGTTGCCATGTGATGCTCCTATCGGTATTGCTGTGCGAGAAAGATGCGGGTAGCGGGCGACTTGGCTGATGGCGTCGAGTTCACCCATCTCGATGTGGACGAGTTCCACGTCAACGTCTGACCGTTGGCGACGCCGGACACCGTCACGTCCGCCAAAGCGGACAAGTTCACCGAAGTCCAGGCGGGCACACCCGCCGCCACACCAAGCAACTGGCCGGCCGTGCCGACCGGTAGCCGGGTGGCGGTGTTCGCCGCCGACCCGTACAACAGGTCACCGGTCGCTGTCATCTTCCGGAACGGCAACTCGTCCATATCGGCCTGAGTGGCCGCCACATGCCACACAGTGCCCGCAGGATGCGCTCTGGCGGCCGTTGACTGCTGGGCCCGCACAACCGTCACCGACGTAGCCGAAACCGTGTGAGCGGTCACCTGAACCAGTTCGGGGGCACCGTTCAACCCGGCCGGGTCCAACACCATCCACATCCAGTCCGGGGCCGCAACAACCGGCAACCCGGCAAACGCTGTCGAGTTGATCGTCACCGCACCCGACGACAACGGTGCGTCCGACACTGTCCCAGCAAGAAAGTTCCTATAGATCGACGGCATCGGTCACCACACTCCCGCAAACTTCGGACGTTTCACATACGGACGATGCAACGGAGGCAGATTCAACCGGCGGGCCTCATCCAACGCCCGATAGAAGTTCTGCCACAACGCCCTCGACAACGACAACGACACACCGCCACGCTGAGGTTCCGACCGGTTCCATTCCTCGGCACGATCAATCTCACCCCGACTGATCTCCCGGGCAGACACCAACCAGGCCGACGCATACAGGGCCGGCAAATCCTCGGCACCCTCCGGAACGCTCACCGTTGCCGCCTCCGTCGGAGCGGCAGGATACGACGACCACCGGTACGGGACCCGATACACGACATGCAAACTGTCCGAGTTCTTCACCGACGCCGGCAACCGGACAATCTTCCCGGTCGGATACAAAGCGGTCGGCAAATCCTGAAACAGGTTCCAGTTATGCAACTCGCCGATCCGGCCCGTTGAAGACTCGACAACCGAGATCCGCAACACTTCCCGCACGTTCTCCGGGACCGACACATACTGCATGTCGGTCGCCCTGGTGAACACGCCAGACACCAGCAACGGCAACCCGAGCGCCTCCATCCGAGGGAACGCCCGCTTCACCCCTTCGGCGACACGGTGACGGGCCCAGGTCGGGTTCACCGCACCAACCGTCCCGGCCGGGTACGACACGTTCTGTGTCGTACCGTAATAGCCTCGCTGAGCGGTATAGACGGGTGTCGCATCGTTCGTCTTGCCGGTCACCAGCAACAGTTCGGCACCGATCTCGACAATGTCGGAAACGTTCAACGTTCCGGACGTAACCTGGAACGTGATCGTGGTTGCGACCGTCACCGGTGTGATCGTGACCAGCAGCCCTTGTTCTGCTGGAGCCTGCAACTCCAACAGTGCACGGTCCACCAAAGACCCGAGCGTCGCCGACACGTAGTTCATCGCCTACACCCCCCTGATAACGGAAACGGGTCAGGCGTCGAGCGGTTCGGACAACCGCAACGCCGACCAGGCCGCCTCAAACTCGGCGAGGTACGCCATGAGCGTGGCGTCAACCGTGGCGGACCGGGCCGTGATGAGTTGCTCAAACTGTTCGCCATCGAACGAGAACAAGGCCAGCACGTACGACATTTCGTTGTCGTACGGGAACTCGCCGAGAACCGTGAAGGTCGCCATCAGACGGTCCGAGAAAGGATGACCTTGACCTGACCTGCTGCCACAGCGGTCGTGTCACTGTCAGCGACGCCACCAGTGATCGCAATGCCCAAACCGAGAGCGAACCTGTAGCCCTGGAACGGGGTGTGCACGCTCGCCACTCCAGGGACACCGCCCACAGCGGCAGGCACAGGGATGATCATCAACGGCACATCGGTGCCGACCGTTGGAGCCGTCGCCTTGTTGTACAACTTGACGAAGGCCGCAGTGGCACCCGTGTTCGTTGCGTACACGCCCTGCAAACCACTGGTGCCCGTCAACACCAGCGCACCGTTCGTCGTGGCGAGCGAGTTCACCGAGTACGGGGTCGCAGGCACCGCAGGAGTCACCGTCGTTGATGTCATCGTCACCGCAGCCGAACCACCCGCCAGCGAGGCGGCAATACCCTGCCCGGCCACCGTCGAACCACGACCAGCGGTAATCTCCGCCGTCAACTCGGCGTAGTCCTGAACATTCACGAACTGGAACTGGAGGCTGACAGCGGTCGGGGCTGCGGCCATCGCCGCACGACCCGAACCAGCCACGTAGGTGCCACCGAACGTCGTGCCGACCAACTCGATCGTGTTCGCATCCACCACCGTGATCGCATAGTTCCCACGAACCTCGGCCCCACCGTTCGTCACGCCGGTCAGCGCCTCGACCCACACGGTGCCCGTGTAGGCGTGGGCATTGATCGTCAGACGAATCACACCGCCAGTGCCAGCGACAGCGCCCGTGACATCCTTCCACGCACCATGATTCATCGAACGGAGACGCAACTTGTACTCGGCGTTCGGATCAGGGATCTGCTGGTGGCGGACGTAACTGTTCGCACGACCGGCAGTCGAGTCGATCGACCGAGAGTGGAAGTACGTCTCGTCAGCGAACGGCTCCAACTCCAGAATGGAGTAGGAGGCCGTCGTCACGATCGTCGACGCAGCCGAAGCCAACGGCCGCAACCCACCGTTCTGCACGTAGTACAGCATCTGGGTGGCGGTCGCACTCGCTGCGCCACCGATGTCGATCTGGGCGCTGTGCCGGCCGTCAGGAACCCCCGTCACCGAATCGACCGACACCATCTCCACGATGTGATGGTTACTGGCGTTGCGGGTGTTCAGGACACCGAACATCGCACGGAACGGCAGCGTGAACGTCTCCTTCGACAGAAGTTCCACGAACCCGCCAGCGTTCGTGCCCGAAGCGATCGTGAGCACACCAGCCGAGATTGAGGCGGTCGAACCACCCGACTCCGTCACATCCCACAGATCGGTCAGCGGACGAGTGAACGAGTCCCGCCACTTCTTCTGCATGCTGTCGACCGTCATGGCGACACCCTCGGTGTCCTCCGACAACGCCAGGAACAACTTGTCCGACAGGTAGTTCGTCATGTCAGACCCCGGCCGGAAGAGTGGCCGGATCGTACGGGTCGCCGATCCTGCGGGCGACCTGACCCTTCAGCCAGGACAGGCCGGCAGCGATCAGCGGTGCGTACACCGCCGGCACGTTGAACATCTCGACAGTGACCACGGCAAGACCGGCCTGCACGGCGGTCCACACGACACGTTCCCACAGTCGGATCCGAAACGAAGACTTGGCGCTCATCACATCCACCCCCTGGGCGTGAACCAGAAGAGGCCCGGTTCCGGCATAACCGGAACACGGGCCCCTCTGGAACACACCTGCCTACAGGGTCAGGCCGTGACCGTGCGGGTACGACGGTCGTGCGGCTGGCGGGCCACAAGGGTCGAACCGGTGTACACGGGGCTGGTGCCGCCCAACGTGACCGCTGCACGAACGAACCGCTGCGACACGTACGCCGTGATCTGGCGGCTGATGTTCGACTGTGCGGCCGTGGTGCCGGTCAGGTTGATGGTGCCGTACGTGACCACGCCGGTAGCGAACGTCGAATCGTCGCTGCCCTGGATCACGATCGTCGCCGTCGGCGACGTACCGGTCACCGTGCCGGTCGTCAGAACGAACGCAACTTCGTGCGGGCGATCCAACTGGACGGCGGTGCTGTTCGTGGTGCCGGCAGCGTTGAGAGTTGCACCGGCAAGATGGTTGGACGCATTGGCGTCCTGGACAAGTGAACCAGGCATGGGATCCTCCTCAGGAAGCGGTGACGCCGGTCAGACGGACAACGGAGTACTGGTTGAAGATGGCGAGGCCCGGATACCACTCCAGACGACCCATCCGCTGAGGGGCTGCCTGCAGTTCACCGAACCGCTTCACGTCGAACGAACCGCCCTTGCCGAGCAGGCCGGCGACATCGTCCTCACCGAACTTGACGAACCACAGCGACGTGCAGTCGGACGTGCCGTCGCCCGGGTCCTCGTTGAACGGGAGCGCAGCAACCGTGTTGCCCGAACCGTCACGGACATCGCCGAGGATGCGGAGCGGGATGTCGTTCCAGGTCGTGACCTGCCGGCCGAACACGTCGGTGCCGACATCGATCAGCGACACACCGGTCACCGAACTGCGGGCAGCCTTCGTGATCTGGCGGCGGGCGGTACGGTTCAGCAGGACCGCATCGGCGCTGCCCTGGTTGCGGAACTGGTCGTGCGCCTCATCCAACTTGTCGAGGTTGACCGTGGCACCGGTGGTCGAGTTCGCATACGTGATGCCGAAACCCTCGGCCACCAGGTTCTTGAACCCCTTGAAGCCCTTGTTGGCGCCGGTGCCGTTGATCGCTTCGAAGTCGAAACGCATGGCGTTCGACTTGGCGAGAGCGTTGATCTGCTTCGCCTCCAGGTCCGCCTCAGTGCCGGTGACGTTCACCAGGTAGTTGTCGACCTTGTACTCGCCGCCCATGATGGCGACACCCCAGTAGTGTTCCGTCTCGGTGCCGTACGACGAACTGTACGCCTCGTTGACGTTACGGAACTGGACATCGGGAAGCGTGTCCTCATAGGACCGCTTCAGTGCGTTGCCGGCGATCGTCATCCACGGAAGCATCTCGATGATGGGCGATTCCTGGATGATCGTTTCGATCATGCCGGACTTGATCTGATCCTTGCCACTCTTGGTGGCTTCAAGCAGGGAAAGGTTACCTGCAGCCATGTTGGGCTCCTTGCTGGCGAAGTGGGACTATCAGGCCCCAAGAGCCGCACGGATCCGGCTTGCCCCGAACAGGCCTTCCTGTTCAAGTTTGCCGGGTGTACGACCGGGTACCTGGGTTGCTGCCCGCAGACGGGCAGCGGCCTCAGTCGATTCGTCCCCGGAAGCAACCTTGCCGACCAGGGCCTGCACGGCCTGAGCGAGATCGTCACCAGCGACACCTTGCTGTTCAAGCACTTCTTTCAGCACACTCTCCTTGAGAGCGGCCTTCGAAGACTCCAACTCGGCGCCTTTGGTTTCCAGATCTCCGAGTTTCACACCGGCAAGATCCTCGGGCTTGACATGTAGCCAGCCCTTCTCAACGATCAGATCCTTCGCTTTGTAGCCCACCAATTCCTTGGCGAGGGAAGCGATCTCACTGTGTGCCGTTGAGAGTTTCTCCCGGAGAGAACTCCCGGACTCCCGCCCGTCGTCATCGAACTGGTGGTCGTCCACTATGTCTCCTTCGCCCCTAACCTGCTACGCCCTCACGGCCAAGGGGGAACGGCCGATCGGGGATCTGTAACGCACCCCCCGACGGTGGCCCGATCATTGCGGTGAACGCATCATCCGCTGGGTCACACGACCGTTACGGTCCAACGAGAACCCGAACCCGCCGCCGCCTTCGCCGGCCGCTTTCTCACGTTCCATAGCCCGCATGAAATCGTTCGAAGCAACCGAATCACCCAGGAACGTTGCCGCCTCAAACTTCGACTGCGACATCCCCACACCGACACGTTGGCCGGCCGCTTCGTACACGCCACGAGACCTGCCAAAGTCGGAGTACACCTGGGCCGCACGGGCACGATCGATGCCCGCTGCACGGATCTCACCGATCCGCTGCTTCGACGGCAAATCAAGGCCGGCGTTCAACGCTGCCGCACCCAACGCCGCATACTCGAAACTGGACACCAACTCTTGCAACGACAACGGGTTCGCTGAACCGGCGTTCGTGTTCAACACGTCAACGATCCTGGCCGCATAGTCGGGTTGGACACGCAACACTCGTTGCATCGCTTCGCTGCTGATGGCGCCAGCGTCCCGCAACTGCTGCAACGTGCCGGCGGCCCGTTCCAAACTGATTTCGGTGGCACGAGTGATGTACGTCGAATAGTCGCCAGGCGACCTGGCGACCGTATCGTTGTACTGGCCGATCAGGCGACCCCGGGCGGTCGGATCCACGACCGCCGAGTACAGGTCGTCGTCGGTCAACTTGATGCCGGCGTACACGTAGAAAGCGTCCTTCACGGCCGAACCGGCCTGCTGCACGGACCGGTACGTGCCGAGACGGTCACGCAACTCGTTTGGGTCAACCTCGGCGTCAAAGAACGTGACAAGCGACTTGTTGTCCCGATAGTTGTCACCGAACCCGAACTGGGTGAGGACCTGCCGGAAATCGTTCTCACGGTCGAGGTACTCGGCTTCGTTCATGCGGATCGACCCGTCCTTGCGCCACAAGCCCCCGAAACGGGACTTGTACTGTGGCGCCTGGCGAACCTTCACAAGCATCTCGGCCGGTGACGCACTGTCGGCCACCAACTCTTGGAACCATTCGGGGGTGAACCCCACCTGGTTCAGCCACGGGAAACTGGCTTTCAGGTCGGCGATCAGGGCGCCCGGTTTGCTTCCGGTCAGTTCCCGATACGTGGACGACGGCTCCGTCGGCGGTGTCGAGGGCGGGGCGGTGCGCACTGGTGCCGGCCGGGGCGTTTCCGGCACCAGCGGGAACTGCGCCCCCGGACCCGTCGGTGCCGGCGGTGCAGTCGGTGCCGGCGGTGCAGTCGGTGCAGGGTTCTGTGCGCCCTTCAACGCCGCATCGATACCCTTCCAGTTGTACGGGTCCGCAGGATCGAACGGGCGGCCCTCTGACGCCGCCAACTGCTGCAGGCGAGCCAGTTCCTGTCGAGATAGTTTCGGCATCACTCAAATCCCATCCGTCGACCCACTTCCGAAATGGCCGAGAACATGTCCTCACGGGCGTTGCGGGTTTCCAACCAGCCCGGCGACCGTTTCAGTTGACGTTCGAAATCCCACACCGGGGCACCGGCAGTCAACGCAGCCTGAACCTGCGGTGTCGTCAACGACCCCTCACGTTCCATCACCCGCTTGTAGGTTTCCAGCCACGGCATCGCTGCCGTCATCGTTTCCATCTCACGGTCCTTCCACGGGTACAGCACCTGAGCCTGGTTCTTCAACATGTCCACCACGTCGGCTTCGGACATCTCGTTCGAAGCGATCTTGCCGGCAATGTCCTGATAGGTCGACGCAGACCAAGTCACACCCCACCGTTGCGACAGCAGCCGAACACGTTGAGCGGTGTTCTCGACATCGACACCACGCTGCAACTGTTGTTCCTGCTCGTCACGAACCTTGCGGGACTCGGGCGACTCGGGGTTCTGCAACGCCTGGGTTCGCATCTGCAACTGCCAGGACCCGTACCCCAACTTGCCGGAAGCGACCTGGTCAACGTAGTTCTGGATCCTGGGGTCGAACTGGTCGACACGGGAACCGAAGATGAGGAACATTTCCTCAACCATTCTGGCCGCAGTATCGTCACGCCGTTTCTGACGTTCACCCTCGGCGAGATCGTTCCACTGCAGTTCGCCTTCGGTGCGTGACTGGTAGTAGGCGGTTGCCTGCAACTTGTTCCGAAACTCTGCTTCGGACATGTCCGGCCGGCCCGCAAACTCGGCCATAACCCGCAACACGCCCGCATCGGTGCGGGCCGGGTTGTTCTTCCCGAACGTTTCGTCCAGCATCCGGTCGAAGAACTGCTGGTATGAACTCCATGTCGAACCGAACGTGCGGAGTTCCTCAGCGTTACCGGCATCCAACACACCCATCTCCGCCCACTGTTGGGCGGAAACGAACGTCTGCTTGTTCGGATCGAACTTGACCGACCCATCATTCCAGTTCAGGTTGTAACCGATCCGAACACCGGCAGCGACTTCAAACACGGCAACGACCGTGTAACCGTTGTTGTACAACTTGGCGTCAGACGGCAAGTTGAACGGGCCCGCCTGACCGGTACCTGGATCGCTCATCGGTTGACCTCCCGGCCCGGACGGGCCACTCCCCCCAGCGGACCAGTCCGCACCCAACATCCCCCTGCTTGCGGCATTGTCCACTGCCTGCTTGGCGGCAGACACGTTCGTCTTCAAGAGCGGATCACCGCCAGCAACCCAACCGTTCGGGCCCATACCCCACGGGAAGTACCCGCCCTTGTCGAACAAGAACTTGGCGGCACGAACATTGGCGAGCGGGTTCAGCATGTCGGCCGGGGACCGCATGATCCCGGCCCGGGTGAGTGCTTCGAAGTTTCCGGCATTGATCTGAAACAGACCGAAATCGCCGGTCTGGCCGCCCGGGTTGTCTGTGCGGCGGGCATCGGGCCGGTACCCGGATTCCCTGCCGGCAATCGCAACAAAGTTCACCAGGTCGTTCCCTCGGAAACCGACCTGATACAACAGTTGGGCGACCTCTTCCCGAGACAAGGCGGCCATCAGGTGTTCTCCGCAACAACACGGGCAGCGTTCGCCAACCGGCCCAGGAACGTCGAGTTGTTCCACGCCTGCTTCGAACCCGACACCGCACCGACAGTGGTCTGGTAGTCGCCGGTCCTCATACCCGAACGGATAGCGTCCGGTGACGCCGACTCCTGACCCATCATGGTGGCCGCTGCGCCACGGAACTGGCCCTGATATTCCGCTTCGGACATGCCGGCCGGTTTGCGGCCGTACAGATCCTTGTACTCGGGACGACCCTCCAACGCCTGCCGGATCCTCGCATCGGCCGACACCTGCTCATTGTCGCCCGACCCTGCCGCAGCATTGTTGAACGCCGACACCAACGAGTTCAACGTGGCCTCGTCCGGATCCATAGCGAACAACGACCGATACATGTCTTTGGCGGCCTGTTTCACGGCAACCGGATCGGGCATCTGCTTCCCGCCCGGATCGCCACCCGAATCCGAGTTTGCGGCCATGTCCCCAATCCCGGCCGCCCAACCGAAACCGAGTGATTCCAACGTTTCGGGTTTGAACCCCGACTTGGACAACAACGATCCCGCCAACTGGCGGTCAGCGAGCGACAGTTTCGATTCCTTCGTTGTAGCGACACGAGCCGCCAACGTCGGACTCATCGCATGCAGGAACGCAACCACGTTGTTCCCACCGTAGACCGCCAACCCTTCCTTGTACTTCAACAACTGGTTCCGAACCATCTGGCGTTCACGAGCGTTCTTCTTCGCTGACGCCACGTTCGCATCGAACGCCGCTTTCGCTTCCGGGGTGCGGGGACCCGACGTGACTCCCGGCGTGCGGGCCGGGTCGTCACCCATGTCGAAATAGCCGTTCAACGCTGCGAACGCTGCAGCAACCTGCCAGCCCGGCTGGCGACCTAACGAAGACCCGATCAGGCCACCCAAGGCATCCTTGACGCCGGCGTCCTCCGCCATCTGGGCAAACACCTTCACATCTTTCGCAGAGAACCCGGGGCCGTACGCCGCCTGCAGGCTCTGCAGCACCTGTTCCGAAACACGAACCGAAACGGGCATGGCGGAAGGTGTCGACCGGGGGCCTCCCGGCCCCTCGCCGACCCACGGGGTCTTCGAAGTGCCCGGCCGAAGTTGGAACTCCAACGTCTTCACTGGTTCCAAACCGGTCACCGCATAGGTGAGCGCCTCGGTGATACGAGGATCGGTCTGGTTCTGTTTCATCTTCTTCAACAGGTCCGGGAAACCGACCGCCCGATCGTCGGGGTTCAGTTCATTCCAGGCGCTCAACAGGTCGTTGCGTTGCCCCGGTGTCAGTTCACGGGGCCCGTACACCTGGGTGAACAGGTCCGGATACACCATGTCTTCCAGGGGGTCGCCGGCAGCAGAACCCGACGACGTTGAGGTGCCGGCAGTGGACGATGGGGCCTGACCGGACACGACAGCGTCACGGTCGGCCTGCGTCATCTGTGTCGTTGCCGCTACAGATGTGCGGCGGTCACGTTCGGCAGTGATCTCAGAGGTGACGCCCGTCAGGGCCTGCATCTCTGGAACTCCGGTGTCGCTGCCAACGATTCCCGTCTCAGCGTTGACCGGCGGGACCGGCGAACCGGGCGTGTACGACCACTGCTTGCCAGCGGACCATTCTTCCAACATGGCGAACTGGGCGTCCGACAGCAGGCCCACGTTGGCCTTCAGCCATTTCTGGGCCTCTGTCGGTGACGCAGATTCGATCCAGCGAATGATCTGTTCAATGCCATCGCCTGGCTTCGGTTTCTTGTCGGCCATATCAGATCACCGCCGACGTGATCGGACCGAACTCTCGGGCATAGAACTTGCCCCACAAACGCTCAATACCCGGATTGTTCGCAGCCATATCGATAGCCACCCCCCTCACCCTTGCCATCATGTCCGGCGGCCAGTCCTCGACAGCAGTGATGCCACGCTGCCCCAACACCTCTTTGATCCTGGCGATCCGGGATTCCATCTCGTCCACGAACTGGTCACTCAAAGACGCCCGATCACCCAACAGTTGCACGTTCGCAATTCGGCCTTCCTTCTCCAACTCCAGTTCGGCCTGCCGTTGAATCGATCCCTGCTTCGCCTGCACCCACGCCGGATACAGGCGGGACAGTTCCACCTTCTTCTGCTGATACTCGGCCAACAACGGAGCCAACCCCGGGTTGTTGTACATGTCGTACAACGAGGCGCCCGCCGACTTCAACCGTGCCTCCACACCCGACTTGTACTCCGACCAGGTATCAAACCCTCGACCCGCTTCGGTGGCCGTCGTCACATGCGACGGCGAGAACATGACATGGCCCTGCTCCTTCACGCTGTCCAGCATGTAGTGGATGTCGTTCACGGCCGGCACCATCTTCTTCGCCAACTTCTGCAACGTGTCCAACGTGACCCGACCCTTGTCGTCCTCAGGTCCGATCGACACGGCAACACCACCGAACAGGTTGAACAGCAGTCCCTTTCGGGAAGGGTCCGACCCCATCGGGTCGGCGCCCACCACGGCATTCACGAACGGGGCGTTGATGCCACCGAACGTGCCCGGCGAGATCCCGTACGCAAACATGTTCAACCGGTTCAACTGCTCCAACACGGGCAGATGTTCTTCAGCGAACGCACCCAGATCGTACTTCTCGTCCAACACCTGGTAGCCGGCGTACATGTCGTGCAACAGCACCGACCGCATCATGTCGTCCGCCAAGAACTGCGCCGCATGGGTCAACGTCTTCTTCTGGAACGAGAACGGGAAGAAGATGAAGTTCACCGACAACTCGGCAGCCGAACGGCCCTGAGCCCCGTAGTGGTACATCTTCTGCGCCTCATCCCACGCACGG